CCAGGTGTTGCGGGCGTCGATACGCATCGTGCCACCTGTAGCGGTGTCAATCGTCAGGTCTTCAGGCACCGCCGCCTGCTGCGCCCAGCGGGTATCGGCGTCCATGATGAGCGTGCCACCATTGTTGACCGTGATGCCGTCGCTGTTGACAAGGCCAGAGATGGCTGCATCGTCAAAGTTGCGGGTGACGGCAGAGATGGTTTGATTTGCCATTACTCAGACACTGAGAATTTCACCCAGAGTTTGTTCTGCTCTGCAAAGTATTTGACAGCAGCAAGCTCGGTCTTGTCGTCAATCAACCCGGCAGCGCGTAGCCCATCTGTGTAGTCGTGCATGTCCACACCGCGTTGCAGTGATTCCCATTGGCTATCACCAACGGTGCCTCCGGGTGCAGCAGCCAGAAACGCCTGCAAGTCGTACTCAATCCAGTCGCTCGGCGCGATCAGTAGAAATTCGCTCATGCAGCCTCCCGTTTGATGACGATGCCTGCTGCGGCCATTTCAGCCAAGATCGGGTCTTCTGGCAGAGTCAACGTGACCTTGCCGCCTGCCACATTGATCTTGATGACGTCCAGAATCTGGACACCATTCCAGTACACGGCAGGCGTTGACGTGTGCGGGTTCAGTAAAGTGAGTTGGGATTGGGTGGTGTTCATCATAAGGTTGTAGGTAATTTGGTGGGTCTTCGGAAACCGTAGGGTTACGACTTGTCATCCCCCAGGATCAGCGAGCGCTCTTCATCAAACTCGTGGTCTTCACCATCGAATTCGGCTGGATTTCCAGCCAGGAAGTGATGGCGGCCAGTGAGTTCATCCTTCACGATGGACCCGCCCTCGCCCGACTCGACATGAGTCAACGTGCGATCGGCGCGCTTTTTGTGACCAAGGAAACTCTCCCACGGCACGCCCACACGACCAGACGAGTGCTCGGCAGTGAAGCCATCAGCGCCATAGGCCAGCACCTTGCCGGACGTGGCCCCATGCTGCGGGTGATGGAAGAACACCTCGTCGTGGACCCCGACGCCGTGGCTATCAGGGTGCGGCTTGGGTGGATCAGCATCCTCCTGTAGAGCCTTCAGTAACGCATCATTGGCAATGAATCGCTCAAGAGATTTTCTGAAAAACGTGTGAATTTCCCCAAGCCCAGGCTTGCTTTCCAATAAAGACTTGATATGATCCACATAGGCTTGACGACGGTCGGAGTTCCGGCTGGCGGCATCAACACCACCAGCGCCTGCCCCGGATATACCGTCAAGCCTATCTATTTCTGGGGTCACTGAGCCATCGTAGTAAAAGTGACCTCTTGCATCTTCCTCAACGTGCAACACGGCCAAAACCAATGACCCGCCGTCATCCACGGGAACGGCAAACTTGTGATAAGCCACAATGTCCGTGCCATGCTTCCTTGGATCAGGTATCTCTGATTTGAAATAGACCGCACGCGACAAAGCCAGCGGCAAACAAGTCATCAGACGCGCTGCACGCAGGTCTCCAGTGTGTGCTTTGGCATGTTTTAGCCCACCAGTTGACAATTCGATCAACGCAGAACTGCCATGGTTTTTGATTGCGAGTCCGTTGTCTCGCATATAAGAAGCCGTCTTTTTTGCAGCCTTCAGCGCATTCTCCCGTTGTGTTCGGTCATCACCTCGCAGCACCGGAAGTTTTACCGACTTGACTACCATGAGAAGTTCGGCCGTGGCCTGCGACAAACCATCGATATGCTCCTTCAGCAATGCTGATCGTGAAAAGGTTTTTCCACGCCGCTCACTGCCTGATCGCTTTGGAGCAAATGCAGACGCAAACCGGCCAAGCCCGTCGTGAGTGTCATTGGCCTTGCGCATCGGCTGTTCGCCAGCATCATCCTGATCTTGGCCGTCACCACGGCCAGGTGGCGGCGATTTACCCCCCGCCTCTTGGCCTTCGCCTTCCTGTTGATCCACTTGATCTTTCTGGTCATCTTGGCCGTCGTCTGGCCCGCCTTGCCCCCCACCAAAACCGGGTGCTTGTTCGGCTGACTGCATGTCCGGCCCAGGCTGCTGGGCGGCCTGCTGCTCCTGCGACCACGGACCAATCAGCGACGGATTCAGAGGCGCCTCGCCCCAAGATGCCGACTGCGCCTCAAGCCCAAGCTCGGCGCGCATTTCGTTCACGTTCATCACCAGCTTTTTCAGTTCATGGCGCTTGTCCTGATCGTCCTCGTCAACGCCGGTCCATCGGAACACATACGAATCGCCCATTTCTGCCAGTATGTAGTCGCTGAAAATGTTCTCGTAATATGCCAGCAGCGGGCGCAGCCCGGAGTCTTTTGAAGCGGCCAGCTTCTCGGCCGTGTCAGAGCCGCCCAACGGGCTGGTGTTGCCACCAGAGAAACTGTCAAAGTTGATTTCAGCCGGGCTCATGCCGTAGATCGCGCAGATGATGCTGGTCAGGAAGGTCATCCACTTGCTGAACATCATTTCGTTGAATTCAACCCCGAAGTTCTCAAAAGAAGCCTTCGACTCCTGATCTTTTGACACCAGCACAGGGACCGACCAAGCGTTGTTCACGCCCTTGACCATGCCGTTCCAGAACCGCTTGAAGCTGGCCAAGTCGGACTCCGAGTAGTTGCCGGACAGGTGCAGCACGCCCTTGGGGATAGAGTTGTCGCTGAAGCCCCGGATGTTGAGCGTCATGGCATTCAAGAACCCGGTCACCACCTTGATCAAAAGTTCTGTTTCAGACATGCCATACCCGGATGCCATCACATCAGTGCGCGGGTTGCGGGGCTCGTAAATCAATCCGTTGTAGTCATAGGCGGTTCGGACGTTGCCCTGAACAACCTGCAGCGCGAAAATCTCATCGTTCTCGCGGTAGCCCTCGTCGGTGCAAAGCCGGATGGTGGCGCCGTCCACCGCGTAGAAGCCGTCGATGCCCAAGGCCTTGTTGCGCTTCATTTCCGTCTCGATGGGCGCCGAATCCATGGCCAGCGAGTCGCGCACCGACAGCGCAATGAACTGGCGCAGAGACTGGCGGCCCAGCCGCTTACGCTGGCGAGGGTTGAACTCCCAACCGGTGTTGAGGAAAAACCGCTGCAACAGCTCGGTGGTCTTGCGCTCCTCGTCGGTCAGCTTGTGCGCCTTGTCAGCGTGCCGGATAACAAACCCAGGCCCAAAGCCCGACTCTTGGACCTTGCAGAATGCCTGCACCTGGCGCACGCGGGTCATCACCACAGCGGACAGAACCGGTGTCTGCTCGACCATGCCACGCAGCACGCTGAAATTCATGGCGCCAGGGCGCTCGACATACTCTCCCGTGATGGCGTAATTTAGGTCATCCACCACGACGGACTGGACGCCCTTCTTGCCAGCGTTTTTGCTCGGGAACGGAACAACGGTGCTGGCCGACTTGGCAAGCGCCTGATCTTCATAGCTATTGACCATGAAGTCGATCAACGGCTTCAAGTGCCCAGGCGGAATCAGGCTGGACCTGTCGATGTGAGAATTTTGGAGTTCGGCCTGTGCATCGAACCGCTCGTCCATCGGAACAGACGGGTCAAAAGCAGTGGCGGCGGTGGATTTTTGGCTCATGCGCCAATAGTGCAGTCACGACCTGATGCCGACCATAGCGACTGACCACATGGCTGGAAGGCTGCGCTTCACTGAAATGCCCACTTTTTCCGCAATCAGTGAACGGGCGAAGGCCCAGCGCCACCGACCCACCGGCTCGCCGGTCAGCAGCAGGCACCGCTGAACATGACTGAATAATGAGGTCACGACTTGCGCTACTCGACTCCGGTGTACATGGCGCAGCCGGGGTCGCTCTTCTGGACCGAGAAGTTGTTTTCAGCGCAGAAGCTGCGGTCGCGGTCGAACGAGATGCACCGGCCACAGACGTCGCCATTGGGCAAGCCTTGCAGGATGGTGTTCATGACATTCTCAAGCACACCAGTCACCGTCGGCACAGCCCCGGCGAAGTCTGTCCCAGATGATGACCGAGCGGACGGGGGCAGGATGAACGAGGACGTGCCGTGCTCGCGCGCCCAGGCCACGTCGCAGAGCATGTTGGCGTAGCTGTAGTGCGGGTCGATGCCAACTTTTTTGACCGAGGCTACCAGCTTACGCGTGTCCGGATGGTCCTCAACGATCAGCGCGGTCTTCGTAAAGTGGTAGAACACCCAATCGCGCAGCAGCACAACACGCTTGCGCACGCCATCCTCGAGCACGTCCTGCTCCAATTCCTCGGGCGGCGGGAACAGGCAGAAGGCATCGCGGACCCGATACAACGCGGTCTGCATGCACTTGTACTGGTTGAGGGTCACCGAGTAGCGCGAACGGTCATCCTCGGAAGTCTTGAGGTCGGACCGAGACAGCGTGTCGCCCCAGATCATCTGATCGTCCTTCAAAACGGAGTAGCCAGCCAGAAACACCTTCCCCTTGTGTTTGTTGGCAAACCGGCGCGCGTCGTTGACGTTGGGCAACTGCTCGATCACGCACATGACGACGCCATACGCATACATCAACTCAGAGCACCGCTCGAAAGGCGAAGCGTTAGGGTTTTCGGCCGTCGGGGTGGCGAACACCGCCTCAACGTGAACAACCGCCTGGCGGCCATCAGGCATGCGCTTCTTGATGATGACCGCGTTAAACCCACCCATCTGGTCGATGCCCATATAGCAGCCAGCACCGGACGTTTGCCACTTCACTCCAGCCAGACGACCAGCCTCCACGGCGGCCAGGCAATGCGCCATGGTCACCGGCAACTGGTCGGCATCGATGTAAGGGCGCGCGAGCGTGCGGTTGTAGAACGACTTCTTCTGGTCGCCAGTCTTGGCCCGGCCAAACGACTCGATCATTTCACGCGGGGTAATGC